ATCAATACCTGTACGCTCTACATAAGCCGTCATGTTTGCAGTATTGTTTTTGTTGCCAAAGTTATCACGATACATTTTAGTATTTGTAACATCTGCAAACACAAGGTTTTTGATTACGTTGTCGTAATTTCTTTCGCCCCATGCACCAGAGCCAGTATCCCAGTATTCCGTGCTAGCATCCCATGTAGCGCCAGTAGTAATATCAATAATGCCACTGTTGATAAACGAGGTATCAGGCAAATCTCTAAACGACAAAGTATTGTCTTTCCAGTTCCATATAAGCGCCTTGTCTACTACAGAAGAACTACCGCTAGGAAAACAGGCAAGCATTTCGTTACGCACATAATCAGCCGCAACAAAACATTTTTCGTAGTTGTCGCCGTTTAAGGTATCAAACATGGCTCGACGCATACGGTTAGGCAGTATGGCTGTAACAGTTTGACCATTACACACATAGCAATCAGAGTTGCCGATAAAGAAATGACCGCCCTCAAACTCTGCAATAGCGTTTTTTGAAAGTGCGCCAATAGTGGGTGACAGCAATTTAAATGAAAATATGTAAGGTGTTCCTACATAGTTCATTACATAAATAGAATCTTCTTTGTAAATAATAAAGGAGTCACCAAGAGGCAACCCATCTACAATATCTCCCGGCGTATCAGACAATTCATATTCACCGGCGTCTAGCGTAGCATCGTCCTCTCGCCATGTTGACGGAGGATTACCAAATGCCGCCTCTGTAGACCATTTAACTAGTCGAGGTTCATTGTTTGTTCTTGTCCAGTTAAGACCAACAAGAAATGTTCTAAATGACCTTAAAGATTTGCAAGACTCTCCAGAAGGCCAATTACGCAATTCAATAAAAGGAGAACCTGTGCTTGGTATACCACCATTCAAAGGCCACATCTGAGGCGCATCAAAACCATTGGTAGCCACAATCAATCCGTTTAGGTTGGTGGCAGTCCATCTACGGCTACTTGTGTTAGCGCCGTAATCATCGTCAGACGTAGTTGTAGAATCTGCTGGCGTAACAATAGCGTTATCAGAGTGATCGTTTGCCAGAGTTCCTGATAGCGTAATTACACCTGTACCAGTATCCCTAGCAGTATAAGTAATCTTTTCGTATGTATTAGCAGTGTCATTATCTACGCCAATGTGCAGGGTTCCGCTTGCGGCAAGAGATGTTAGCACAGCCCCAGTATCTACCGTAATGCTAGATGCTCCAGCAGTCACAGCACCATTTAACGTAAGAACTTCTTGTCTTGTAACATCAGTCCAAGTTGTTCCATTCCATACCGCAATGTCGGTTTCGCCGTATGCAATCCAATAATAGATACCATCTACCGTAAGATACGGATGAATGTAATACGGGGCAAACGGACAAGTAGCCATAACCTCGTAGTATCCAGCAACTTTCTTTACGCCGTTATCGAGGAATCTTACATTGTTGCCGTCAGACCATGCACCTTGTGGAATATTGTATGGAGGTGTATCCTGTATTATTCCAAGTTGCCCAACATTTTCAAATGGTACTAGTGGCATTTATTCTGGAGGCGTAGGCCATGTAATGTTAAATGGATCAGGCTGGTTGGTTATATCACGCAAAGCCTGCCTGTAGGTTTCCCATTCTGTTTTCTTTTCTGGAGTAATAGGCACGTCTGCAAGTACAGACCAATCAGATGCGCCTAGTTTTCCATTACGCTCTGATCTAACTACTTTCCATTGTTCTGGGTCTTGACCGGCTTGTACCGTAGCCCAAGAAGGTTTTTTAGTTGGGTCGTTATAAACAACCTTATCGTTGTAATCCGTTTCGTTATTTACAACCCCGTAAATAGCAAACCCTTGATCTGGTGCGGCGCTCCAAAGAATGTTACTAAGTGTTACATTGTTCATTCTTCAATCTCCCAAACCATAAAATTACCAGTAAACAAAGTTGTTCCACCAGCCCCTGATTGTGGAGTTTTAATAAAAATATTAAATGTATTGCTACCAACTGCGCTAGGAGTATCTGGTCTGTTGGCGGGAATAACTTTCCAAGTATGAGAGAACCCCGCCCCAAACTCATTAGTAGACAAACCAGAGCCAACAGAATCTTTCATGTCAGCAATTAAAATATTGTCAGTTGTTCCAGTAATCAAAACTCCAGAAGTATTTGCTAGACGAATGTAACCATATTGATGTTGACTGCCAGAATCCCAAGAACTAAAAGTTTGTTGGCCTCCGTCTACATGAATGTACAAATTTGACGTTGCAGAAAGACAAGTATGTGTAACACTCCATCCGGTATTAACGTATGTATTGCTTCTAAAAGAACCAGTTGAAGATTCAATATCGTGAGTAACATCAAGCAGTCTTGAGCCTTCAGATGCGGACATATTTATCCATCCGCTGTCAGCCTCGTTACGCATCTTTAACAAGTTATTAGAAGTGTCAAACCACAGTTGGCCCGCTGATGTAGAAGTCGGAGCGGTTGCGCCAGTATGAATACCATTAACCGCCTCGTATGCGTTTGGCAAAGAAGCCTTTAAAACTGTTTTAATTAGGCGAAGATGATCGTCGCCCTGAGATATAGCGTCAGAACCACTAGGGTTCGTAGACACCAATCCGCTAATGTATGATGCGCTTTCTAATGCCATGTTTTAATCCTCAACTAAATCCCATGCTTGTGTTTCTTCATTCCATGCGTATGCGTTTCCATCTGCTGGCATAGGAACTGGAGCCTCCCATAAACAAGTGGTTTCGTTTAAAACCCAACTTGGATAATCCTGCGGTGGAATAAAAGCATCTTTATCTTCATCATATAGATATCCAATACCCGCATAATTTTTTCTAAATGGAGTTCCTCCCAAAAGATGAACTCCTGAATAGGTGTTATATGAAGTTCTTTTACAAACTTGTTTGCGGATATTTCCATAATATTGTTCTGGAGAAACACCTTCTAATAATTCGTTTTCTTCCTTGCCAACAATAACTTCTGTAACAATATTTTTATCATTTAAAAAAGCATAATAAGCCATACTATCCCCAAGAAACCGTATCAGTACCTGCTGTAAAAGTTGTAACTTTGTCTAAACCATCTATTGATGTTGAATAAGTGAGTCCCGCCCCAACAGTTAAATTAAATACAGCAGAGTAACGAAGAATAACAACGCCAGAACCTCCTGCTCCTGAAGTGCCGGCATTATTGTCTCCCCATCCTCCACCTCCGCTTCCGGTATTAGCAGTTCCATTGTTTGTTGTAGCAACTGCGCCAGCACCACCTCCTCCAGAACCTCCAGCGCCGCCTGTTCCAGCACTACCTACTCCACCACCTCCTCCTGCTCTAGTAACAGAAGATCCAGTAATAGAAGAAGAAAGGCCATTGCCACCGTCACCACCTGTTGCATTTCCCGGAGTATTAGCGCCAACAGCGCCAGCGCCACCTCCTCCACCTCCGGGATAACTTGTATAAGCATTTCCTCCAGACGATCCTCCAGCGTAACCTTGATTAGAGGTTCCAGTTCCTCCACTATATGGGCCACCAGAATCTTCGCCAGCACCACCGCCAGACCCTCCATTTCCTCCAACTTGAGTACCGCCAGCGTCACTACCTCCTCTACCACCACCAGCAGATGTTATAGTGTCAAAAACAGAATCTGATCCAGCATTACCACCGCCTAATGTTCCGCTTCTTCCCGCTCCTCCAGCACCTACTGTTACTGTATATGCAACATTAGCAGTTCTAGATAAGGTGGATTCAGATGCGCCACCACCTCCAGAAGTTTCTGAATTGTAAGAATTACGATATCCTCCTGCTCCACCACCCCCGGCTCTAAATTTTCCTCCGCTACCACCACCGGCAATCACTAAATAATCAACGGTTAAAGGAGGGAGATATAAATTTTTCCAGTCTGTTCCGTTATATATTTTTGCAATATTTGTAGAACTGTCGTACCAATAATCTCCCGCAGCAGGAGATAATGGAGCAGTACCAGAACTGGTGTAATAAGGCACGTTAGCCAGTTTGCTTTGGGCAATAGCCGCACTAGCATTAATGTCTGCGTTGATAATCGTACCATCTACAATTTTAGTGGACGTAACAGAGTTATCAGAGGGTTCGCCAAAATCTACAACATCACCAAGAAACTGAACCGTAACATTGTTAGTTCCAGATGGTGTAGTAGCCGTAGTAGTCAACGTAGTACCGCTAACGCTGTAAGCATCCGTAGGTGTCTGTCTTACGCCGTCAATAAACAGAAGTACCGTTTCGGTTGTGGCTGACTTAGATAAAGTAAAAGAACTACCGCCGCCGTTAAATGACTCAACTGCGTAGGCTCCTAGTTGTGCTGGTTGGTTGCCGATATATGGCATTATTTCCACCCAAGGCTAACAGCCTGTATGCGAGTTTCTTTGGATGCTGATTGGTTTAGCGTTTCGATTTTGTATTTCATTGACGTACCAGAAGGTTGCGAAGATATATCAATATTGTGCGCTACCAAAATGCTGTGACCTCCACTTGTCCCGTCTGCTACTAGCGTAGCCTGAGTCCAAGTTGTGCCACCATCTCTTGATACATATGCTTTAAGATCAGTATTGATCGTTGCAGTACCAATGCCGTTGGTATACGACATTACAATGTCTGCTTTGTCTGGAGCGGCGTCTGCTGTTGAGGCGACAGAAACAAGAGTTAAATTTGCATTTTGTTTTCCTAACTGAGCAACATGAAATCCTCCAGCACCACCATCGCCACCCATATAAGAGGGGTTTTGCCCAGAATTATCGTGAATTCCTCCAGCCGCAGATATTGGAGTAGTGTTTAAATTATCAACCGTATAAGTTCCTGTGTGCAAAACAAAAATTGCGCCGCCGCCAGAACTTCCGCCATCAATATATGCGCTTCCTCCAGTAAGACCTTTAGCCTCAATTTTTCCAGCGGCTCCTATTGTTAAGTTTCCACCAACAACGAGCCAAATAATTCCACCTACTCCATTTGGAGCATCAGATACTGGGCCATATACGCCAGAATTTGCTGTTGATCCACCGGGATTTCCAGCGCCTCCTCCAACAGATACAGCCCATTGTCCGTTTCCATTTCCTCCTGCACCACCGTAATCTCCACCGTTGCCGCCATTTTGACCTCCGGCAGTTGCTCCAACGCCGCCTCCGCCAGAGCCTCCAGAAAATGCACCACCATCTCCGCCATCTCCTGCTTTTCCTGAGCCGCCATTAAATTGAGTTTGTCCAGTTCCACCTGATCCAGTAGAAATAGTTGCTCCGCCGGTAGTTCCATTATTTCCATCTGTCCAGGAATAGTTTGATGTTGGACCTGTTGGGCCTGTTGCGCCAAGTTTTGAAATAGAAAATATAGTACCGTTACCGCTAATATTTGCTGTGTTTGCGGTTGCAGTTCTGACTGCTGTTCCAGCGCCATTAAATCCAGTTCCGTCGTTTGTAAAAGTGTCTATGCCTGAATCAGTAAGCAATCCTAACTGCAATCCATTTGTTCCTACTGCATTACCATCAGAACCACCGGAAACTGTTGGATCAGATGCGCCTCCTTTACCTGTCATAGATAAAGTTCCATTTATTACGCAATTGCCAGAAACATAAATAAACATACCTCGACATGGCTGATTTACAGTCATGGTATGTCCTGAATTTATTGTCAATGAAGAATATTGTTTTACAACCATATCTCCATCATATGATCCGTTTGTATTTTGAACAGTATGGGTTACATTGCCTGTTGTTGATAACGAACCATCAGAACTGTCTCCAGCATAATTAGTAATTGCGCCATAACAATTTGCGTTAGAAACTACTTTGTTTATAGAATTTACAGCATCAATTCCGCTTTCATCTTCAAACGCATCAATAGTCTGCTTGTTTAATTGGTAAGCCGCTAACGATCCATTAGCCGCTACTTTAAATCCAAGCAACGCAATATCAGTCTGGAGGTCATCGCCTCCTTCTGTCATTGATGATGTAACTTTAGTTAATGCCATCTACTTTTTCCGGTTCTAATTCCCATGATTGTGTTTCTTCGTTCCAGATGTAAGAATTGCCGTCTACTGGCATAGGAACTGGAGCCTCCCAAAGACAGGATGCCTCATCGAGAGTCCAACTGGCGTATGGTTTCGGCGGAATAAATGCGTCACGATCTTTGTCGTAGGTAAATCCAATACCGGCATAGTTTTTACGCAGGGCTACGCCGCCGTCTGCTTCGTTACTGTTTGGAGCGTAGTGAATACCACCTCTGGTGTTATATGAGGTCTGTATCCATTCACCGGGAGATGAATCGACAAAAGTGTTAAAGAACTCTGGTTCCGCAACAATAACTTGCGTAACGATTCCGTCTTGTACTTTTGCAAAATGAGACATTTTTACTCCTAAGTAAGATACCTGATAATTACTATTCCAGAACCACCACCACCGCCGCCACCATCGTTTGATCCCGAAGCGCTAGAAGAAGAACCGCCACCACCTCCACCGCCAGTATTTACCGTTCCATCACTTCCTTGTCCCGGCGCTGTGTTTGCGCCTGCACCACCGCCGCCTGAGCCGCCAGCACCGCCAGCGCTACCATATCCGTTGTAATTGTTATATCCGCCACCACCGCCTCCAGCAAAAATACCGCTAACTCCGTATGTAGTTCCAAACGTAGAACTTACATCTAATCCTGAGCCGCCTGCTCCACCACCAGTGTATTGAACTCCATCACTACCAGCACTACCGGCGCCACCACCACCACCGGCTTGATAAAACGATTGATCACCACCGTCATTACCTTGACCGGTTGTTGCTGTTCCGGGATTTCCAGAACCTCCAGCGCCTCTTCCGCCTCCAGAACCACCATCTGTGTTTGCGTTTGTTCCGCCGCCATGACCGCCACCGCCGCCGCCATCAGCAGTAAATGTATGAAAAGAACTGTCAGAACCTAAGTTACCCTCTTGACCTGAATTTTTTGCGGCTGTCGCAATAGCGGCTCCACCAGCGCCAATAGTAACCGTATAAGAACCAACGCTTACAGCGTAAGAAGAACTTTGAATTAAACCGCCTGCTCCTCCACCACCTCCTCCGTAGTTTCCTCCGTCAGAAGAACCGCCGCTACCACCACCGGCTACGACTAAATAAGAAACATTTCCAGAACCACCCGTAACTTCAAAAGTCCCAGAAGAAGTAAAAGCGTGGTAAGTGTAATCACCACTTGTAGTAATAGTTCCGCCAGTTGCTTGAATAGATAACTTTGCCAAAGTTTTCCATTGACCACCTGTCCAAACTCTTTGTTCTGATAATGTTGTATCCCAATACATATCTCCCGCTGAGGGAGAACTAGGTGCGCTAGATGATTTAGGTATTCTTATTCTGTCCCCAAAATCTTCTGCTTTGATTGTCGTTCTAGCCATTCTTTGGGAACCTCGCTTTTACTGCCAGCCAATCACCAATAATGTCATCCATCTCTTGTACTAGTTCATCGCCTTGTGTACGACGGTAGTTAAGATGTTTTAGGATTGCGTCTAGTTGGTCGCCAATAGGTGGATACTCTGGCGTTCTTAGGCGTTTGTATTCTGTTGCGGCGTGTTCTGCTTCTAACCTTGCAACTTCTGTTTCGATCTCTGCTTGCGTTGGTTGCGGGATGTCTGGCGAGAACCAATTTATTTCGTCACCGATGACTGTAAAACTTGCGCCAGTTGTCAATGAGCGAATTGCGTCTGTGATGGTAATCATGCTCCGACCTCCATTGCGCTGATGTATCTCAAGCATGGTGACGAATCTGCAAACGATCCTGCAACATTGTTAGACGTTGCCATATAAAGTTGATAATCAATTTGTGAAGTTGTGTTGTGAGTGCTGTCAACATACTGCGTGTGAAACGGTCTATAAACTGAATTGCCAGATTCGCCTTTGAGCGTTGTTTGCCACAAACCGCTTTCAATTTCCGAATAACCGCCACCGTTGATCTGACGATAAATTTTTATTCGGAGTTCGTAACTTGCACCCGCTACTCCCGCTCTTGCTGAACCGTAATTAAGAATAATTTTTGACGAAGTTGCTGATGGTGTGATGCTTACGGCAAATGTGCTTCCCATCGTTGTATAGGTTGTCACGTTGTCGATATTGACGGCTGGGTCGTGATTCTGGGTCACTACAAATTGCAACACTTTGCCACCGCCTGCCTCTGCCCAAGTCTGATCGCCACGAAGAAAAGTAGTAGAGTTAGCAGTACCGCTACCTAAGCGTGCAGTAGCCAAAGTGCCAGAGGATATGTTGCTGGCGTTAGTCGTGTCAGTAGTGGCGGAAGTGGCCAAACCAGCAATTTTTGAATTGGCAATAGCGGCTGAACCGCTAACCATGTTGTCAACAATTACGCCAGTTCCGGGTACTACTGTCTGGCCTACATCTTGAATACCAATGACTTCTAATTTGTCAGTAGCAACCAGAGGCGAAGTAAGAGTCAGAGTTGTGCCAGAAACGCTGTATGCGTCCTCATGCTGTTTAACACCGTTAATAGTGACAATGCACGACTGTTCATTAACAGGCGCCCACGACAGCGTGTGGGTTGCAGACGTAGAACTGGTTACGTCAAACCGCTTTATGTCGCTGGCTTTCTGTTCTACTCGACCTATATAACTCATGTAATCTCCAGAATACTCGCAAAGCACTCAAG